AGTCAGGCGAACTCAACCGCCGCGTTTGCAATCGGTATCTTCGTCGGAGGTTCTGGGGGTACAGACTCTCCGTTAAACGGTCAGGTAGACTCAGCTCTTATCTACAGCGTGGCGATAAGTGCAGCAAATATGTCCACCAACTTTAATACCCCATGTACCCCCCACACAACGAATCTTGTATCTCAGTGGCGGTTTGATAATAACGGGAATGACAACACAGGGTCAAACACACTTACAAACAACAATTCGGCGACGTTTTCAACGGATACGGCGTTCGTGTGTGGTGGCTCCAACAGCGCATTCTTCGCCTTCATGTAACTGTATGAACCCTACCGAAGAACACACATACAGAGAGAATGTTGTCGAAAAGCTAGATGACTTAAAATTGGCAGTCGAAAAAGTCGATGCAAAAGTTACCTACACAAACGGCAAAGTCCGAAAAATCACTGTCGCTCTCATTCTTCTTTCGGGTATCGTAATCGGACAAAACTTTACTTCTGCAAAAGATATTGTCTCCCTATTCGTTTCTATTATTCACTAATATGATTCCCTTATAATTCCCTTATGATTCCTTTCATCTACTTCCCTTTCAAGCCGTACCGAATTACGCAACGCTGGGGCAATCCTAACCCTTCGTACTCCTCGCAGTTCAACGACCCGCAATTCCTACTGCACAACGGCGTTGACGCGAACGTTGGTGGAAATCCGAAAACAGGTTGGCCGGTCTACTGCCCCGTTGCTGGCTTCCGTGTTTCTGAGGTCGCTTACTATCCGAACGGGTGGCAATTTTGCTCGGCTGGTGCGTGGGATGGTGTTTCAACTTTTGGAGGGTCAGCCGTTGCTATAAGCGTTGTTGACGGTCACTCGAGTGCCGATACCAACGGGGCGGTTTCGGGTTCCATAACAATGACTGCGAATGCTAGTGTCAACGGTGGTTCCATTGCGACTGTTGCGTTTGGTCCAGTTGCTGCCGTAACCCCAGCCACCGCAGGATTCCTTTACCTAATGGTGTAGCTGCAGCAACCAACTCCAATTTCTTCAAATTCATGTAAAACAAAATTATGCCAAATGACACAGTAAGGTGGTATAGTAATAGAAGAAGGACCGCCCAGTCGAACGGTCTATTATAAACAACCAGTAACAAAAAAATACTATGTCAGCAGGACAACCAGATTGGACAAAGTTACACGCAATGGGAAAGCTTCCGAAGGAATCTCGCGGTAAGATTCCTGTTCTTGCTCAACTTGATGCTACGGAAGCGGTCATCGAGGAGATCAAGAATGGATGTTGCGGTGAGTGTCGCGCGAAGTTCTTTCCCGGAACCGAAGCTACAAAAGAAGCAGAGGTCGTGACTGTCAAGTGCGAAGTAGAAGGATGTGAATTCATCGGTCAAGGAAAACTGAAGATGAACGCATCAAACGCTCTACGCAAGCACATGGCAGAAGTTCACATCCCAGCGCCGAATAAGAAATAATAAAGTGAGGCATAAAAACGAAGTAAACTTTTATGCCAAAATCAATTTTACGCGTAAATATATCACACCTAACTGACAGCCGGCCGGTTGTCGTGTTAGACGCAGACGCTGTCGCTGGTGCTACTTCTATTACGGTCAAATCAATTCAGGGGGTTGCGATAAACAAACTTCTGCTCTTCAGATTCCCCGGCAACGAAAGCGCGGAGATTGTTGCTACACATGCAAGTACCGCACCAACCGGCAATACCGTAACCTTCGTTGCCGCAGGGCTTGTTGAAGCACACCCAGCTGGGACTGTGGTAACCGTAATTCCGTGGAACCAAGTACGGTTTTATAAAGCCGCAACCGAGATAGACGCAAACGCCGCTGCCGGTGTTGGTTTGACAGCATTAGCGGCAGCACAGAACATTGACCCAACTACGATTGATAATCTTTATATCGACACTGCGGAAACGAGTGGATTTTTTTACTATAGATTTTCGGATTCAATCAATACCATAGACGATGTTTATTCAGACCCAGTTCCTTATGGACGGTTTGAGGTTGAGTTTGCAGAAGATGAAGTCGGCTACATTCTTGAGTTCGTTCGTAATAAGCTCGGGCATGAGTGGGACGAGCGCTTCTCAAAACGAACAGCGATGGATGAGGTGAACGCTTGTCTGCGTTATATGCAGGGCAAGCTGAAGCATTGGAGTAAGTATCTGCAAGCTGATTATGTCATCGGTCAGACGGTACGCGGAGTCTTTGATATCGCATTGCCGACGAATATCTATGATGATGAGACAAATAAAGCAATTCTTCAGGTGAGGATCGGTACGGCAACAACACCTCTGATCCCTCTTGATGAAAAAGAGTTTGACACTCTCTTGCAGGAGGTAGCTCGCACGACAGTCAGGGTTACAGCAGTGATTGGGGCTACTACTTTGGATATTGTAAACTCCTACGATTTCGATGACACTGGCACGGTTAATGTTTATACATCAAACGCTGTTGACGCCATTACCTATACCGGTGTGACGCGCTCGGCCACTGTCGGCGTCTTGACGGGCGTACCAGCTTCAGGCGCAGGGGCTATTGGTGCCGCTCACGCTGTCGGTCAGAACGTCTGGCAGGGAGAGGTTGAGGGTCAGCCGCGCTATTTCAACGTACGTCAGGGAAGAATGAGAATGTATCCTCTCCCTGATTCAACGTGGAAGGATAAAAATATCTATCTTGATTATAATGAAGAGGCAACGGCTGTTGATTCTGAATCCGACACGATTGATGCCGCGAGGTATGATGCCGTTCGTGAGTGGCTTCTTTGGCAAGGGAAAAATTACTGGAGAAACAATGGAAAATCTGATCTAAAAGATGATGATTTTATTTTGTTTCAAGATATTTTGAAGGCGGCGATCCGCACAACCGTGAGTGGACAGAAATTTAAGATGCACCCTAAAATAAATCAAATCAACTATCGCACGCGACCACGCGGCAATTTCGATAACACCTAATATATGCCACGACTATCTGATACCGTAAAATGGAGAGATGTATCGGCTGGCAATATACAAAAAGTCAGTTCTGATATCATCATCCCGAACTCCATACCGTTCTCGATGAACCTGCTTTTTAACCGTGTCCTCGGAGAAGCGGAATCGCGAGAAGGTACTAATAGAATCGGAAGTCAACTCTCTGCGGGGAACGCATGTTTGGGTTTGTTTCAACACCTTGATTCTGCGTCGTCTAACAATAAACTCCTCGCCGGCTTCAGCACCTCTATTTACGATGTTGTTGCTGGTGGCACTATGAGTGGAGCAACTGGGCTGACTGCTGCGAGCGCCGACTTTATGACCTTTCTGAACACTACTTTAATGTTGAACGGAAACGAAGCCCGGTCCTACACTGCTGCTGGTGGATGGGTATCAACAGGAGGTGTTCTCAATGTTGCCGGCGTGCCAGCCAGCGCGAAGTTTCCTATCGAGTTCAAGGACCGCGTGTACTGTGCAGTCACAGACAGAATCTACTACACCAACACTCCCACCAGTGGCTCTGTGTCATGGTCCGCAAGCGGCTCGGGATCTTTACAGGTAGAGCAGGAAGATGGAGGTGGTACGCTGCAGGCACTCAACAAGGTACCGGGCTACTTGATGATTTACAAACAACGGTCGCTTAAGCGCTGGAACTTTGATTCAACATTCCCGGAGGATCTCATCAACATCGGCACGCAGTCGCACAAGAGCGTCGTGCGCGCGCGGGGTAAAAACTACTTCTTCTACGGACCGAACGGCTTTTATGAAACCGAGGGGGGTTATCCGAAACTGATCTCCCGACCAATACAGCGTGTTGTGGAAGCTATTGCAAGCTCCTTTTACGCCAGCGTAAACGGATGGAGTGACAACGAACACATCTATTGGTCGATTGGAGATATCGTTATCAATTTTGATAGAGGGTATACGGAGGCATACGCAAACGTGGTTGTTCGTTACACCATCGATCAACAAAGCTGGGCGATATTGAAATATGCTCATGAGTTCCGTGCCATGAATCAGTACATCAGTGGAAATGACACGCTTATAGTGAGTGGAGATACGGATGGACAAGTTTTACAATTAAATGTGGGGAATACGGATTATAATGGAAATGCCATTTCATACATTTTACAAAGTCCTGAACTAGACTTTAAGTCAAGAGAATTAAAGAAAACCATATCCGAAAAAATTTATGTACATTCCGATGGTGCTCGCGGAGCACTTCTTATGGCGCGACTTGACTATGGTGATTGGAAATCGGTGGGGTCTATTAAGGATATTGTGACGGAAGTTTTTATACAGCCATTGACTTTTTTCGTCGCGGAGTTTAGAATAGTGGATAGTGTTACAGGTGAACAGATAAAGTTAAGGGGAATGGATTTTCCTAATGTTTTCGTTTTTGAAAAATAGCAATAAAAATATATGTTTAAAAAAGAATATACACCGTGGAACAAAGGAAAGAAAATGTCTTCTGAAAGGGCTGAGTTTCTTCGTGTGCAAGTTTTAAAAGTTGGGGAAAATACAAGATTCAAAAAAGGACAACCTTCTTGGAATAAGGACAAGAAGTTGTCCAAAGAATGGAAAATGAAATTAAGTGAAGCACATAAAAGATTATATGAGCAAGGGAGAATTACTTGGAATAAAGGGAAACCATGGTCAAAGGAAATAAAGAAAAAATTGAGTGATTCTCATAAAGGTTATGTAATGCCAAAATCTCAAAAGAAAAAAATAGGAGAAAGTTTAAAAAATAGTTTAGCTTATAAACTGGCATTGCCAGCAAGAAACAAAAAAGTTAGTGAATCTCTTAAAAAACGTTTTAAAGACAAAACTAAACATCCTTTATACGGTAAGAAACATTCTGAAGAAACTAAAAGGAAAATGAGCGAAGCACAGAAACTAATAGGAGCGAGGTTTGGATCGGAATCTCCTAACTGGCAAGGTGGAATATCAAAGCTACCTTATCCTTTTATTTTTGGGAAAAAGTTAAAACTATCAATCCGTCAACGAGACAACTTTACTTGCCAAAAATGCTGGATGACCGAAGAAGAACATCTTAAAGAAGTTGGAATAGCATTATCTATAAATCATATTGACTACGATAAAATGAATTGCGACCCAAAGAATTTAAACACGCTTTGCCGAAGATGTAATTTTTTAGTAAACGCTAACCGAAAATACTGGACAAATTATTTTCAGCAACAAATGGAAAGTAAAATACTAACATGATATTCACCACTAACGATCCTACATACACCATCGCTGACCTCGGCTTCGACAAGAATCTTGTGAGATCTACTTCAGAAGCCGTAGCGGATTTCATCACGCCGGAGATGGTCAATGCAATTACAAGCGGCATTGCAGCAAAGACAATTCTTGCTGGACAGATTATTTCTACACTTGAACAGCAGGTCGGATCGATCTTTAGCGGTAAGACTCTTTTTGACAATACTCAAGAAGGATACCGTCTCGGCATAGATACAGATGGCGTGACGAAGTTTTATATCGGCAGTACGACAAATTATTTGAACTGGGATGGAACAACTCTCACAATTATTGGAGCGTTGACTGCTACATCAGGAACAATCGGCGGGTTTACTATCGGGTCAGACTCCATACGAGATGCTGCAAACTCAATGGGTATTGCCTCAACTGTTACGGGCGGAGATGATGTCCGTTTTTGGTCTGGCGCAACTTTTGCAAATAGAGCAACTGCTCCGTTTCGAGTTACAGAAGCAGGAGCAATTACCATGTCTAATGCAACAATAACCGGAGGTACTCTTACTATTGGATCTAATGCAGTTATAGATTCTAGTGGAAATGCCACATTCATCAGCATGTCCTCACTCAATATGAAGGCATACACTAACTTTGAGACCACAGGACGTTTTATTAGCACTCTAATTGGTTCTGGAACGAATACTTTTGGCAATCAAGGAGTAACTGTGTCTCCCGGAATAACTGGAACATCTTCTGCTCGTCTGTTATGGTGGATAACAAACTATGTATTCCATAACAATCCATCATTCACTTGTTCAATTCTAGCTCTTGGAGGATTTAGCACTGGAGATGGAAGAGCATTTATAGGTCTTGGATCTCCTACAATATCTGGAAGTGCATTGACAATGATAAGTGTAAGTATTGCAGGGTTTAGATTCCAGAAAGCCTCTGGTGTTACTACACTAAATGCAATAAACAACAACGGTGATGCATCAAACACTACAGAGACAAGTCTAATCACAATCGCAAATGGCGATTCGCTAGAACTCTTTTTGAAATTCAGTGCTTCAAATATAAAATACTATTATCGTTTAAATGGAGGAACTCTTACTCTTGGTGCTACCCACACCACAAGAATACCCACTGCAAGTGAAACATACATTTCATTCATGTCAACAAATAGTGCAACAACGGATGACTTTAAGCTTCAGATCCAATGTGCTGCTTATGAACATTAACCCTGTTGTATAATAATAACTATATGTACCCAATCACAAATCTCCAACCCGGCGCAACAGGTTCAGAAGTATTAAAACTTCAAAGTTATCTTGTGTCTCAAGGATTCATGACGCAGGCACAGATGAACACTGGGCCGGGGACTTATGGTCCTCAAACTAAAGCGGCGGTTGCGGCATTTCAGCAATCAAGAGGAATTGATACGGCGGGCAATCCCGGGTTTTGGGGACCGAGGACTATTGCTAGTTTACAGAGTCAACCGCCACCCGGAGGAACACCACCTACTCCACCCGGAGGAACACCACCTACTCCACCCGGAGGAACACCACCTACGCCACCCGGAGGAACACCACCTACGCCACCCGGAGGAACACCACCACCCGCAACAGCAGCGTTCAAGAACAGCGCAGCATACAAGGCACTTTCACCAGAATTAAGAGAGCTAGTGGATTTAGGATTTTCATCGTTCACAGGAACGGAGGCACAACAAGGAGCCTTTAGTGATGCACTGACGCAGGCACAAGCACTTGCGGATCCGTATGCGAAGTCGCAGCTCGCGCTTTTCAAAGCGGAATATGGGACGGCTATTGCAAAGACGACATCTGATTTTAATACGCAGAGAGAAATACTCGATCGAACAAGGAATGAACTGGCACAAGATCTCGCCTCTGGTAAGGAATTTCTTTCTCTTGAAAATCAGGCAGATATGGCAAAAACACTACGAGGATATGATGAGGACCTTCTGACCATCGCTGACCAAGCGGCCGAGAAGGGTATCACTTTCGCCACCGGTGCACGCTCCCGAGCATTAGCCGAGGAGCGCCGAGTGACACAGTTTCAAGATGTTGTGCAGTCATCGAGTCGTAGATTTAATTTTCAACAGAAGGAACTTGAACTCAAAGCTGCGCGTGGTGACACGAGTGCGGCGAAACAGCTTGAAGCTCTTGCTACAAAGAGAGGATTTGATATTGAAAGTATTGGTCAAGCAGCCGAAAAAGTGCTGGGTTCAACTGGTGTTCCGGCTACTGAAGGGTTCACTCCTGTCGGCGGCGCGCTAGGATCAATTGAACAAGAACGTCGAAAGTCGATATTTGACATCGCCTCATTCGAAATACCTAAATAAATATATGCCTAAAACACTTTTCGAGTTTTATAAATCACAAGGTCAAGCACTTCCGAGCGTTGCTGCCAGAGCACCTCTTGCAGCACAGCACGGTATTACTAACTACACCGGGACGGCTGAACAAAATAATCTTCTGCTTTCAAAGCTCTCTGCTGGGGCTGCAACTCCGGGGAATCTACCTCCTATCCCTCCGGTGGTACCCTCTGGTCCAGTAGATACAGGAGGGGCACCTGCTGTCCCTGCAGGCACCGGAGGAGTTGGGGATCTTGGAAACCTTCGCCTCGCTTTACGCGCGGCCCTGTCGGAGGCCACACAGACGCAGGCAGGAAGCAGGATTAAGGCACTCTCGCCGCTTTTAGAAGGGGGAGCTGCCCCGAACGTTATTACCGCCGCCCTAGGCTTGGCGCAGAAAGGACTTGCGCAGACAGAGGAGAGCATATTTGGGGATATTATGGCTGGATATAGAGACGCTACCGAAGCAAGGCAGAAAGAGATTGATCGTATTAACGAGCTTCGTGCCGAGTATGGTTCAGCTGTTCCTTCAAGTGTGACTGACCTTACAACGGCACTTGATTTAATAGCACCTACCGTTGACAAGGAACGCAAGACCAGACTTGAGAAGATGGCGAGCGATCAGGCAGAGGATAATGACATTGAATCGTGGGCGGAATCGTTCGCGAGGGGAGAGCTATCTATCGGTAACGTACCGTCAAAGATCCGTACTGCGGTTAAGGTTCGTGCTGATGCGATCAAAACAAAACTTGAAGGTGAAGCGAAGGAGGAATACAAGAGTCGCATTGCTTTCCGTCTTGAGAAAAAAACTTCCGACTTTGAAATCGAGCGTGCTCTTGCGACTCAGGATGAAAATCTAACCGTACAAGAACAGCGTGGATTGATCGACTACATTGATGGTCTTGAAGCGGCACAGAAGGCGTCAAAGAAGTCCGGAGGTAAAGGATTCTTCAGCTTCCTTAATCAACCTGCTTCGGGAACCCCACAGGGACAGGGAGGAGGTTCTGGTGGCATTTTCGGCAGTGGCAATTTTTCAAATATCAGCATTGATGATCGTATTTCGCGACTGGAGCAGAGCCTCGGTACTGGTCCCGCTGGTACAAACAAAACCTATCTCGAGCAAACACTCTTAAAAAATGGATATGATCCGCGCGAGATTGCCAGTCGGACAAGAACAGGCATCATTGATAAAATTTTTAGATAATTTTTATGTCATTTTATCAAGCCACAAAAAATCAGAGATCAGGAGCAGGCGGTGGCTTTCTCGGCGCTCTCGATAGAGACGAATCAGATTCACCAAAGGGATTCTACTCCGCAGTCAATCAGCCAAAGAAGAACAGCTCTGATCTTGAATCAATCGATGGACTTTTAAAACTCGCAAAACAGCGAGGTGTTCTTGGTGGTGATGAAGTAGACGAAAAAGACAAGCTCTCTTTTCTTCAACGTCTTTCTGCTGGACTAGGTGCGCTCAATCCGGCTGAGGCTATCATGGATGACTACGAAGGCACCGAGAACTTTCTCACCTCTTATGGCAAGGGAGCGGCACAAGGTATTGCTAGTGCCCTCACCGGTAACGACTACGGCGAGCAAACAAAGAAACGTTACTTTGCCGATGTGGTGGAAGCGATGGGCGTTGAGAATAAAGTTGCAAAGTTCGGGCTGGGTCTAGTAGGGGACATCTTTCTTGACCCCTCAACCTACTTCGGAGGTACTCTCATACGAGGTGCGGCAAAGGGTGTGGGCTTCGTAGCAAAGGGAGGGCATAAGATAGCAGAAAAAGTCGCTCCTGCCCTTGTGGGTCACCTAGACAAAGCTGGTAGGGCGCTCAAGGCAGCAGGAGGTGAGTTGTTCGTATTCGGCTATGGAGCGTCAAAAGTTACTACCACAGGCGCCGCAAAGGGGCTGGCACAGGAGTTCCTCGAGTTCGAGGGCAAGAAGATGAACGTCCAGCGCTCGCTGGCTATCTCTAACGCAAAGCGTTTCGGCAACGACGTCTTAACTGACAACCAGTGGTATGAGTTTTTAGGCCATCTCTTTAAAGGTAAGACCGCCGAGTTCAACTATTTTGATGAAGTAACTGATGAGATGCTCGATGCGTTCAATGTGAAGTTTCCGGGTGCTGCTCCTTTGAAGTTGAGTGGAATTACAAAAGAAACCGATTCTCTAGCCAAAGCAATTCCTAGAGGGAGGATAGAACTCCCTAATGGAAAAATATCTGCACGTCAAGCATCGGAGGGATTAAAAAATGCTGGGTATACAAAATCTGAAATTAGTCAAATACTAACCTCAACAACAGAATCTAAAATAGGCGGTGTTATAGACGCAGGGTTCTATCATGCAGAGGACGTGGTGAAAAATACGAAGTTCCTTACAGGAAAGGGTTTTGGCGAAGCAACTACGAAGGGGGCGCTAGAAACAGGAGAAGCGGTCACAATGAAGAAAGCACTCTCCGAGAAGATTGGACGTGCAGCCTCTGACATCGAAGTCCGCTCTGCTATCAGAACACAAACAATCTCCAAGCTTGCAAGTGTGTCGCAGCAGATTCCCATAAAGATCGGTAAGCTTCAGGTTCTCCGCGACAAGCTTGCCACACCGTTCATCGCTGACGACCTTATTGGATTGAAGGCAACCATGGGTGAACTGCGTAAGGAACTGTCGGATCTTCTCCCGAAGGTGGTCACTAAGGTTCCGAAGGGTAAGCCGTTCATGGCTACCGCCGAGCAGATTGACGGCGCACTGATGAATGCTCTCGGTTCACAAAAAGAAAAGTACACAAAGATGATCCTCGACCTTGAGGCAAAGATTGCAGGTATTGAATCCGGTCTTATTGAACCTGCTGTGAAGCAAGTGATCAAAGAAGTCGGACAAGGAGGGGCACGCACATCCGATGAGATATTGCAACAGGTCATGCGTCGCTTCGATCCAACGCTCAAGATTAAGGACAAACTGGTGGATATAAATCTACAAATAACAAAGCTCACGAATGATATGGCGATGAAGGAGCATATTCTCAATGGTGTGCTTGCCGGCAAACAGATAGCAAAGGAACGTATCGGCAAGGCGGTTGCTTCCGGCGACTGGAAGAACCTACCTGAGGAGTTGGTACTGGCACTCAAGCCGGTGATCAAGGATGAGGCGGTAGCGAAGGCAGTGACCGAGCGTCTTGCTCGTAACGCAAAGCTGGCAGCTGCGGCTGGTATCGATGAACCGTTCACCATGTACGCTCCCTCGATCGCAAAGGACGTGACCGAGAAGGAACGCATACTTAAATTCTTCTCCGGCACCAAGGGGGTGAAGATAGGATCGAAGGACTACAACAAGGAGTTTAGGAACCTCCTAAAGGACAGCGAGCTGATCAAGGACAGAGCGCTCTTCCTGCGCGTAGAGGATGAGATCGCTACAAACAAGGTCACACAAGAGTTTCTTGAGAACACTGTCAAGGACTACGGTAAAGGACTGAAAGAGTTTGCTACCGAGAAGATGGCGAACGACGCTGGCTATAAGATGCTCAAGGACAAAGGCATCTTTGGTAAAGAGATCGGTTATGTCCTCAACGATGACTGGAAGTTTCTCAACAGTCACATCAACGGCAACTACAAGGCGCTCGATGCTATCGCAAAAAATACAGGCTTCGATGCGGCAACATCACTCTTTGAAAGATTCGTTACAGGAGTGTTCGCACCCTTCTATGTCCGCAACCTCGCCTCCGGTGAGATACAAAACTTTGAGATTCTCGGTAGTATCGCACAGTCACCAAAGGTTCAAGCGGCTGGCTTGCGTCTTGGCACCAAGATCTCTCGCGGTGCCTACACCGCACTCGAGGATCCTTTTGATCTTGCCTTTAAGGTTGGTAAGCAGGTGGATGGTTTCGGCGACGAGGTTGTTGAACTTGCCGGCAAGAGCTGGAAGATGGATGACATCGGTAAAGCAATCGAGGATCGCTTCGGTGGTTCTTCACGCTACAACGTAGATTTTAATACTGTTACCGACGATGCGTCATCGCTAATGGATTCAAGCGTCTTTTCAAAAGAAGCACTCAAGGGGTGGGGCAAGTCATTCACTTCCTTCAAGGGTAGTAAGAATCCGATCGAAGGTCTTATTGGTCAGGATGCACTTCACTTCAAGGCAGCTCGCGCTGTAGGTGCATGGGTGGAAATGCAACAGAAGTCAAAGCTTGTGGTCGGTGCGCTCGCAAAGGGAATGAACATGGATGACGCTCTTGGTATTGCAGCGAAGGGTGGCTTCGACTACCGCGCGCTTACGCAGTTTGAGAGTAAGGTCATGCGTCGCATCATTCCGTTCTACTCCTTCAACCGTTTCAATGTTGAATTACAGCTCAAAGTTCTTGGTGAGAATCCACAAAGAATCAATCAGGTCATCCGGTCTATCGAGAACGTGCAGAACCTATGGGAAACA